TTAAAAGTAGCACAAGATGCTCTAGCTGCTAAACAGTTAGAACTTGATGCTAAAGCAGCCGAGTTTGCTGAACTTAAGACTAAATTAGAAACAATTGAACCAGAATATACTACTTTGAAAGACTTTAAAGCTAGTATTGATACCGAAAAAGAAAAAGTAGAGAAGTTAACCAGTATTAAGAATAAGTTCAAAGAAGCAGGTCTTGATAAAGACGAAGCATACTTTACAGAAAAAGAGGAAACCCTTTTGAAGTTAGAGGAAGCTGAGTTAGACTTTATGATTCAGGAACTTGCTGCATTCAAAGTAAGTTCAGCTTCATTGGCAGTTCCTAACCTAATTAATACTAAAACAGGCGTTTCTAACAAAGATTTAGTTAATTATCTTAAAGAACAGCATAGCAAGAAAACTAATTAATAAGGAGATTAATTAACGATGGAGATTAATCGTTTCGAAGAAGTTATGGGTGTAGTTCCACAAGCAGATATTGTGGAAGGTCGCTTTGTAATTATTAAAGCGAATGTTCACTCATATGATTTTGGCTCTAAAGAAGATTTGCCGGGTTGTGGTGTTCCTGCTACTGCTGAGGAAGCCAAACGAGCTCGTTTCTGCCTAACTTGGCAGGTTAGTAACGGTAAACCACCCTTCTATCAGCCCAATCCAGCTTACAACTGGTCTTTACGAGCCGGTGGTTGGGATCAAGCAACTAATTTACCTATGACTAGTACCACAGTATATACAACCTATCCTGGTTATCAGAATGGAGTTACTATTCCTTCTGGTATGCCTTCATTAGCTTTTGGAGAAGGTACTTATACAATTCCTTCTGGTGGGTATATTAATAATGCCAGTCTCGCTACTCCGGGAAGTATGGTAGTTGTCGCTAATACAGCAGAAGATACTTCTGATGCTGGAAAGTTGAAATATCAGTCCACTATGGATGACAGAGTCGTTGGCTTTGTAGAACATCGTGATAGCACCTCTGGTGCTCTGACTGTACGTATTAAACGGTAATATGAATAACTAAGTGGGGGCTTACACCCCCACTAGAGCTTTGATAATAATTTTACAGGAGGATTTTTAAGCTCATGGATGAAACTAAATTCAAAGAGGCTATGGCTTCAATGATTAAAGACCCCGCACAGAGAGATGCACTTGCTGCTATGATTGTGGAATATGTAGACCCTTCTCATATTACAACTGACTTCGTTTCTCTGTTAATGCCTACTAGAGCACTTAATGTAGGTGATATTCTTGTTAAGAAACTTCGAAAAGGTTTGCACGTACATTCCTTAGTTCCGGGCAGTATACATCTTAAAGAAGAGATTACAGTTACAGAACGTGCTAACTATGTACTGGATGGTGCTATCATTGGAGCTCAGGCAAATTATTGGGAATTGCAGTCAGGTGAAATTGGTACGGTAGAGAGTATTCGAAGTGAAATGCAATTTAAACTTCGTGATTACTTCATCAACAAAGTATTCACTGCTCTGTCTACTGTATGGAGTGCTGCTAATACTCCAGATAATTACATTAATGTTGGTGCAGCTTTGACTTATGATGTACTTGATGATGCTATTAAACAGATTAACTTGACTACTCCCGGTGCTAAAGCCATTGTTGGTACTCGTGCTGCTTTGCAGCCCATCACTAAGTTTGGTGCATTCTGGGACAACGGTGCTGCATCTCCTACTACATTCCCTGTTCCTTCTGCTATTGAAGAAGTTATGCGGACTGGTTGGTTAGGGCAGTACAGTGGTGTTCCTATCATAGTGGTTCCTCAGAATTGGGATAACCCGGAAGATTATAATAAACTTGTTCCAGAAGACCAGATTCTTGTTATTGGTGAGGACATTGGTGAGTTTATTACCTATGGTACTCCACAAGCAAAACAATGGGATGACATGAGACCAACTCCGCCCTATTGGAATTTGGAAATATATCAACAGTTCGGTATGATCGTGTCGAATGCTAAAGGTATTTATCTGATCGACAACTTGAAATAACAATTAAATATGTAACAAAGGTCTAATAAAATAGGGCAGGGTTTTAATGCCCTGCCCTATTTATATAATAAATCATTCGGAAGAAGAAAGGATTAAAAACAAAATGACTAAGGGTAGTAGTAACTCTATATTTTCAGATATGCAAACAGGGAGTCCTTATAAAACGTACAAGAAAACCATTCTTGGCAAGGTCTCTATTACAGTATTAAATCCATTTGATGAAACCGCAGAGGGTGTCATATTAAGTGGAGACCCACGTACCAATGATAGTAATACTATGATTGATATTTGGGATGAGAAACAAGATATGTTCTTTAGACGAAGAAATAAATCACATCTGGAGACAGGGGTATTAATTCCTTTCAATAAACCAGAAACTGTGGAAGAGTTTAAGCCAGAACCTTATGCTACTTCTACAGATGAAGACATAGAGAAGGTTCTTATGAGTAAATACTGGACACTTCTCTCAGAAGTTAATAAGATTACATCAGAAGCCGTTATGTTCCGCTTTATTAATAAGGCCAGAGAGTTAGAGAAATCTGAGAAGATTATGAATACTCTTAATGCTAGATTAAGTGAAATACAGTCTGGTGAATTAGATAAATAAAGTTACAAAGGTGTATAAATGTCAACTATTGCATTAGATTATTTGATACCAGATGTTAGACTAAAAATTGGAGATATTAATCCCGCTACTTATAGATATACTGATGAGTGGATTACTAATGGTCTAATACTATCTGTAAAAACTTTGCAAAGATATTTAAATTACAAATATTTATTAGATTCTAGTAATGAAGTTTACAGAAATCCTAATGTGAATAGTTTTGTTTTTGATGAAACTACTTATGGTGTTGTAGAATCAGCAGATGAATATCTAATAGTTCTTATGACAGCCATTGTTATGTTAGAAGGGAGTCTAGAAAATAGTGCTTGGGATATGGTAAGTTGGACAGATTCTGAAATAAGATTTACTAATCTAGATTCTGGTAAGATGCGAGATACTAACCTTACTAGATTACTTAATGAATTAGATAGTCTTATACTTCCTCCTACAAAACGTTTAGCTAGAGCAAGAAAACTTTCATTGCCGGGTTATAAAGATAATCCATTCGAGTATAAAACTGAGTTTTAGAAAGGGTCACTATGAGTAAAATTAAGTTAGGTGTATGGGGTGATGCAGTTACCCCTACAGGTTTTTCTAGGGTATTACATTCAATTATAAAAGGCTTATCTCCTGAGGAATATGATATATTCTGGCTAGGAGTAAATTATTATGGAGACCCACATAGTTATAAAGACTTGCGTATTTATCCAGCAGGTTTAGGTACATTCAATGATCCCTATGGTTTCAGTAGAGCTAAAAGTATCTTTGAGTTAGAGAAACCAGATATTATCTTTTTATTAAATGATGCTTGGATTCTCGATACTTGCTTAAATATTATTAAAGAAACTTATGGTGCAAACAAGAGACCAAAGTTAGTTACTTATGTACCTGTAGATGCTGGAGATCACAATCCAGACTGGTATAAGAACTTTGATATTGTAGATAAAGTTGTGGCTTATACAGAATTTGGTAAAGCAATGATTAATATGGCTGCACCAGATTTAAAAGTAAGTATACTTCCTCACGGTGTAGACTCGTCTACTTTCTATAAGATAGATGCTCCTAAACTAGAGATAAAGAAACAACTGTATCCTAATACAGCCGACTACTTAGAAGATTCATTCATAGTGCTCAATGCAAATCGTAATCAGCCTCGCAAGAGATTAGACTTGACAATGCAAGGTTTTGCAATGTTTGCAGAGAATAAACCAGAGAATGTCAAGCTTTATATGCACACAGGTATACAAGACCAGCATATTAACATAATTACTCTTGCACTTAGATACGGTATAGATAAGAGATTGATTATTACTAATCATAAGACTGGTGTACAAACAGTTCCAGATACCGCACTTAATCTTATCTATAATGGCACTGATGCTGGACTTAACACATCTATCGGTGAGGGATGGAGTCTGATCCAAAGTGAGTCTGCGATAACGGGTGCACCACAAGTAGTAGCAGGACATAGTGCATTAAAAGAACTATATCAGGATTGTGGTGTACTTATTCCAGTTTCACAAGCACATGTAATTGATAAGATTATGACTACTGGTTATATTGTAAATCCAGTAGATGTTGCAGAAAAACTAGAGTATTTATATTCAAACAAAGAAGTTTATGATACACTGTCTAAGAAATCAATAGAAAAGTTTACTTCCCCTATTTATCAGTGGAGTAATATATCTAAACAGTGGAGTGAAATTTTTAAGGATTTGGTGGCATGACTATAGAGTTCTCAACGGATTGCAGATCAGTTATAAATAGTATACGAGAAACGATTGGCAGACCAGTTACCTTCTATGTTACTACAGAAACTTTGTGTAGTGGCTGTACTCTAGACCCAGTATCTAATACTTCTACCAATTCACTTTGCCCAATCTGTTCGGGTTATGGATACGAGAGAACCATTTCTGGTTATACTGTGACTGCACATATTACTTGGGGGAAATCAGACATACTTAATTGGCAATCTGCTGGACAGTTATTTGACGGTGATTGTAGACTGCAAGTAGAATATATACCTGAAACTATTACAGTACTTAATCTAAATCCTTATGTAGAAGTTGATGGTAAGAAAATGAAGATTCTTAACAAGATTCCGAGAGGAGTTCCTACACTTAATAGAATTTTGCTAGGATTGGAAGAAAGTGACAAAACTATTTAGTTTGTGAAAGAGAGGTATGAGATGAATGGTAACGTTGATAAAGGTGTAGTAATGCAAGCTTTGGATTTGTTAGAGATTATAGAACTTATTAGTCGAAAGAATAAGAAATTCCAGGCAACTATGCTACAAGAGATGGAAAATATAGTAGGAAAGGATTCACCAGAATTCATTAAAATTAGACATGTTGTATTAGATAGTTTAAATGAGTATACTAGGACTATTCTAAAGAACATATTTGGTACTAGTTTTGAAGGAACTATAGATAATGTTCCAAGAAATAATAAACAGTCTCAGTAAAGATTTTAATGATAGTATTGTAAATGAACAAATAACTAATATAACTAGTGTATCTACTAGTAAGACACAATTAAACAAATTACACGATTTACATGTTAAACTATTAGATGAGCAGTACAAAGTTACTAAATACATAGAACTACTTAAAAAAGTAGATATAAATATGGCAGCGGCAATAGATGCCAAATCAGAAATACTAACAAAAGCCCCTAGTATCTTAACAGAAGAAATAAGCAAAGCCGTAGAACAAAGTACAGAGTTTATGTACCCAACTTTTATAAATAGACTCTTTAGAATACCGGAGAATACAGAAGTTTTTGCACTTAGTATAAACTATGATGGTACTTTGTATGCTTCATTACTTATGAATCAAGTTGCTGGAAGTCTAGAAGAATATGCAAAAGCCGTTGATCTAGTTAGAACAGAAAACAGAAGCAATAGCAATATACCAAAGCAACTTAAAAATATTTTTGCAGATGCAAATCTTAGATCACATTTTTGGGCAGAAAAGATTTATTCGGTTGGTAGAGAAGGCAGAACCTTACAAAGTTCTAAAGGAAAAGAAAACTCTGCTAAGTCTGCTCTTTATAAACAGAAATATATTGATACAATGGAAAGTAGACTATCAAAATGTCCAAGCATGGCCCCATTTTGGGAATTACTAGACAAGGGTGCTATTGAAATGAGTAGTGATATAGGAGGAACTCCATATCCATTTAATACTCCTACTAACTTTGTACAGAAAACCATTAACAGGTTAAAAGATTTATTCTTAGTTATATCTGCAACTAACAGAGCAGCAATTTCTTTAGTAATAGAAAGAAAACAAGTAGAAGCACGAAATTATAGTGACCAACTACTAAAGCTATCTAGTAAAGTTAGTGAAGTAATCCTTCAAAACACAGAATATCAAAATATAGAGAAATCTATAACCAAAGAAGAAACAAAGCGATTAGAAATAGTTTCTATTGAAACGCAACAATTAGGTACTAGACTATTAGAGAGTAACAAGAAATTTGATGCTTTTAGGTTAGATAAACTAATTTCAGATATAACTAATGGCATAGAACTTGAAACTAAATCAAGAGGACGTATAAGTATTGGTGGTACACGTATTTATACTAAGAGGTTGGTAAAACGAATTCAGGAAGAACTAGGAAGGTGACATGACAACTAACATGCTCCAAGAACGGCTTGAAGATTTAAGTGTATTCTATTTTCTTGTAGATAAATTTAAAGCAGACCCCTTAGTAACTATTTTAGATGCTTTTCCAATAGCCAAGTTTAAATATCCAGCTATAGCAATAGAATGGAGTGATGCATCTGCTTCTAGTTTTGAACTTGGGTCTAAAATTAAACAAGCCAGTAGGATGTATATAGCAGATATCTTTGCTCTAACTTCTACGCAAAGAGATGAGCTAAGCTACAAAATATTTAATTATTTAGATGATACTATTCCAGTATATGACTATAATGAAGGCTTCCCCCCGTCCGTGACCCCTTCATTAATCTCAGGGTTAGAGGTTACAGAAAAAAAGTTGAAGGTAATAAAAATATACCCTGAACTTGTAGAACAGATGTATTATCGGGCTACGTTAACTTTCGTAGCAGAAAGAAATACGAGATAAAGGAGTCCATACTAAACAATGGCAAACACTAGATTAGCAATTCCTTCAAAAGAATTACAATTAAAACTTGTTGGGCCAGCAAATTTTTTGCTTGCACCAAGAGTACAACGTCTGTCATTGAACGCTGATAACCCCTCTACTATTGTAGACGAGATTGGTAGTTCTTCACATGCAGGAGAATCTAAAGATATTCCTAATGTGACTCTTACTTTTTCAGCATTTGATGTCGGTATTAAGATTTTTTCAGTATTAACAGGTACAGATTGGACAGCATATCCTGCCGGTGGTGTAGATATTAGCCACTTAGGCGAGATTGACGCTGCACTTTACGTTAAGAGCGCTTCTGTATCTGACTACGTTAAAAGTGGTCATGCACGAAGGCTACAGATTAGAGATTTTTCATATAGTTATTCAGTGGATGGAGAATCTACAGAAGACTATACTGCCATTGGTTCAGAGAGACGCTGGTTTGCCTATGATGTAATTGTAGATCGTTTCATAACTGGAACTACTTCATTTACACTTACACAAACCCCTGTTCAATTGAAAAATGGAAATAACGCTCTTTCTGTAATTGTAGATGGTACTTACTTAACAGAAGTAACTACCGCTCCGGCTGCTGGTGAATACAGATTAGTTGGTACAACCCTTACGGTTGGGACAGCTATGGTTAGTCAAGCACTTGTTGTTTACCATGCCAATCCTGCTGGAAGTAACTGGTCTGATGTATCCGATTCTTCGATGCCCGCTGCAATTAAAGGCAAAGATGTAAAGATTGTCATTTCAGCTAACAATATTCCAAGAGTTCAGTCAGTTACCATTAATGGAACTCTTAATGTACAGCCTGTTACCGAGATGGGTAATACAGCTAAGATTATTGGTTATCAGTCACAGGTTCCTACTGTTGAGGGTACTATTACAGTACTAGATACTGATACCCAACTTATTAGTTTGTTAACTACGGGAGCACTTGCATCTGGAGTTGAGTGGAGTCCCGGCGAAGGTTGTGTTGCTAGTGGCTTGTCACTTGCTATTACACTCTATGACCCATGTAATGAAGCTGTTGCACTCAAAGAAATCTATCTTGACTCAATCACTCCGAATAGTGATGCTTATTCATTAAATGTCAATGGTAATGCTTCCTTGCAGATTGGTTTTAGAAGCTTGACTGGCCATGCAGTTGTCTATAGCGGGTTAAAAGCCTAAACAATTAAACAAAACTAAAACAAAGCATTAAGGGTTTTTGGAAAGGGTCGCTTTATACTACTTGCTTTATGTAAGTGTGTTTGGCGACCCTTTAATTATAAATGAGAGAGGAATACTAAGATGGTAGCAACTATAGAAAAGAATGATGTCGATTTATCTAAATTACTTCATTATGGAGATAAATTTAAGATTGTAGATAGAACTGGAGAAACAATTTTAACTGCATATATTAGACTAGTTGGTGATGCAGAATTAAATAGAGCCAGAATATTTGCTCTAAGAAGTTCTGCTGACATGCGTTCTAGTCTTAAAGATAAAGACAGTGATTTACATAAAGCTTTTATACCTACAGATGATTATTCTGCAAGTGAACTAGTAGACTTGATAGTTGCCTACTCTTCACAGAATATTGCTAAAGAAGCAATTAAAGAGTGTAAAATAGCACTCCCTAAAGAGCCTTCGTCAGAAGCAGATTTAGAAGAACATGAGAACTATCAAAAGTTGGTTGATGATTATCCCACTAAAAGATTAGAATCAATACAAAAATCTGTGGAAAAGAAACTAACTGAATTAAGAGAGAACTTATCAAAGAAAGCAAAGAAAGAACTTTATGAACAGTATGAACAAACTTTGATAAGCATTATCTGTGAACAAGAAATGATTTCTAAGTTTAAAGAGATGTGTACCTTCTTTGGTACATTTAGAGATAAGAATTATACCAAACCACTGTTTCACTCATTCACTGAATTTTCTAATGCCCTTACTGATATTAAGCAGCAGCTAATGGATGATTACACTACACTTGATATAAGTAATGACGAATTAAAAAAATAGCAGGGAGCAATGCCTTGGCTGCTTTATGGAATATCTCTAAGGCATTGCATGTTCCCCTAGATAGCCAGTTGACACAACTTACTGATATTCCATACACAATGTCATATGTTATAAGAAAGAGACAGCAAATAGATAGTTTTAATGAACTTACAGAGGACAAACGACCTCCTGAGTCTATAGTATGGGATGGAACTAATGAGGAAATAGACAGTTGGATTAAAAGTGTTATTAAACATGAGCGAAATCCTAATACTAGTCTTGTTATAACAGAGGATGAGATAGAAAGATAATGGCTAATAATATTACATTAAATCAACTTGCAGAATTTACAAGATATTTAACTGAGATCAGGTCTCTATTTGCAGCAGATAGCCGAGAAGCTTCTGTACTAGACAAGACTGTTAATGAGTTGACCCAAACTATGAGAAAAGCAGCCAGTGGTGGTAGCAGTCCTGCTTTGATGTCACAGCTGGGAAAGTTTAAGTCTGCTGTAGAAACTGGAAAAACTACAAGAACATCAGTAACAGGAACAGATTTAAAGGCAACCGCGGATTTAAATAGTATTATTACTGCCTCTACTATAAAAAGAAATGAGGCCCTCTCTAAACAAGCCATATTATTGAGAGAAACTTCTCAACCTATGGCTCTTATGATACCAAACCTAGAAAAAGAAGCGAAGTTAACTGCCGACATACTTGCAGCTACAGCGGGTATAAATTACCAACGTTCACAAGCAAGTATACGTAATACTCCATTAGGCACGCCTATAAGTAATGACACAATAGGAAATGTACCAGAAGAATTTAGTGCTGAACAAATAAAACGTTATAAAGCAGAAATGGAAAGAGCACTAAAATATAGAGGACTGTCTAGTGATCTTCCTGGTGGAGAAACCACATTTGGTAAAGTATCTTCTAAAGCCACTAAGATGGGTTTTGGTGAAGGTGACGTATCCAGTATTGCTAAGGACATGGGTTCTAATTCCACAGTAATTAAGTACTTCCAAGAAGCTGACGGTTATATTAGAAAGATGACGGTTACTGTAGACCAATTTGGTACAGTAACTTCTACTGCTAATAGACGACTTCAAGGTTTTGGAGAATCTTTAGCACGCGATACACTTGAATTTATTAAATGGTCATTAGCTATTACTTTAGTTTTAGGGCCATTACAAGAAATTAATAAGTTAGCACAAGAAGCAGTACAACAGCAAGATAAGTTAGTAGACACTACTATTGCATTGGGTGATAGTCAAAAATCACTCAATACTATTTATGATAATGCCTATAAGATTTCTCAGCAAGTAAGTGAAGAAACTGGCAATGTTGTAGAAGCATTTACTCTGGCTTATAGAGCTACTGGTGGAGTTACGGCAGAAACAGAGAGATTTGCTGTAGCTAGTAAATTACTAGTAGACTCTTTAACGTTGTCTAAATTAGCAGGAATAGACGAATCTACCGCTATTGATACATTATCTGCTGGTTTAAAACAATTAGGTTACAGTCTAGAAGAGGGTAATAAATTATTAGATATATGGGTGAAAGCAACCAAGATCGCTAATATTGATTTAGATTCCTTAGCTTCTGCTTTTACTACTGCTGGCGACTTGAGTCAAGCTGCTGGTATATCTGTAGAACAATTAACTGGTATTATTGCTGCTTTAGGTGAAGTAAGTGAATCATCTGGTGATGAGTTAGCTTCTATTACTAAGTCTGTTATTTCTGGTTTCCAGAGTGATAATGCTAAGAAAACCTTGCAGTCTTATGGTATTGCTATTGATGATCTTTCTGGTAAAGCAAGAAACTTTACAGATGTTATGGATCAGTTATCGGCACTAAAACAATCTGGTGTACTTAACTCTACTCAATATAGTGAAATCACATTAGCACTTGGTGGTGGTACTCGTAGACAAGGTGTGTGGTCAGCCTTAATCGAGAACTGGCAACGTGTCGGCCAAGTATCTACTGGAGTACAAAACGCTGAAGGTTCTGCTGCCGATGCTTTAGCAAAGAAACAAGAAACTGCTGCATCTGCTGTGACTAGAATGGCAAATGCTTTTTCTAACCTAGCAGTTACACTAGGAACTAAAGGTGGTTTATTAGATACCTTTACTAATATATTAGATGTAACCACGTTCTTAGTAGATAAGTTTGATGCTTTAGTTGGAGTTATTGGTAAAGTATCCCCAATGTTAATAGCCATTTCTGCTTTAACTGCTTTTAGTAAAGTCTCATCTAAAAGTGGAGCAGCTTACGGTGAAGTTATGTCAGGAAAGGCTACCGGATTTCTAAGCAGTGCTTTGTACCCAATTTCTGGTATGTTCTCTGGAAATGTACCTACTAATGTACCTTATGTAGGTAGCAAAGAAGGTTATCAAAGACAAACTTGGAGTGATACTGCTGCATATAGTTTAATGGGGGGAAAAGGCGGATTTAATACAAGTCCTTTAGCAGCAATGTTAGCGGGTGCAATTACTACAGGAACCATAGTAAGTAATTTAACCGATTCTGGACTTAATAAATATCAGAAACAGGACAAAGTAGTTGCAGATATAGCCGGCGGAATAGGAGGTGCAATAGCTTCTGCTTTAACTGGTGCAAATCCAATGATAGGTGTTGCGATTGGTACAGCAATTTCAGAAGCATTTGTTAATGCTACTACTGCAAGAACAGAGGATTTCTCTAATTTCTTCAAGAAAGTATCTGTTTCTGACACTACTACTCCTGCAACCGCAGCCGATTCTGAAAAACAAATTGAGTATCAACGCCAAGCAGAAAAAGCGTTTGGTGGCGGGAGTGCTTTTGTAGGGTCTGCTAAAGCTCTGATATTATCTTCGCTTATAAACGCAACTTCTGACTTATTACCAAACTCAAATCTTAACAAGGTGTTTGGTGGTCAAGTTAATATGAGTCAGAATCAACTGTTAATGGCTAATTTAAAAGCCACTAATAACCCATTGTATAATCAAATGAATCAATACCAAGAGCAACAAAATCCTACAACTTCATTTGAAAACAACCAAACATTAGTAGATATAGAGAAGAATATTAATGACAAGTATGGTACTTTCTTTACTCAGCTTACTACAAGTATGAAGAATGAACTACTTGGTAAACTAATATCGGGACAAATTACACATGCTGATTATACAACTGAATTAGCCGCAGCCGGAAAGTATAATACCACAGTAGCAGGTACTTATGGTACTATTGGTCAGGCTTATCAGACTAAAACTGGTGAGAATGCACAGAAAACTATAGAAGACTTTGCCAAAGTATTTACATATTCAACTTCTGACGAGCAAGACGCAGTAGCTGGGTTAGTCCAACAGATAGTAGAATATAAAGATAAACTCTCTACTTTGACAGTCGGTAGTTCTGATTACAACTCTACACAAGACTTAATGAATAAAGCTATAGCAGATACCGTTACCTTAATGCTTCAATTAAATGGCGCTATTGCAGCACAAATTGAGTTAAGAGGCACAGTTGATCTTACTAATGTAAATGCATCAAGTCAAAAACAAATACTCGATCTTGCAGAAACTATGCAACACCAAGCTTTTCTTGCCACTGGTGGTAAAGAGTCAGACTATTCTGCTTATAAAAATAGCATGAAATCCTTAACTCCTGAGTATGCTGGTGGTTATGGTATGCCCACAACAGGGTTAAGTTCTACTTATATAGCTAAAGCCAAAGACCAATTAATACAAGAAGGCAAAATACCAGAAATATCTACTAGTGGGGTTGGAATACAAAGTATAAGCGCCACACCCTCTCAATTACAAAGAGCATTAACAGGTTATGAACCTCTACTAAAGCAGTTAGAAGCTGTTGGTTACAAATCAACAGCAGAATCTGCAATAGTTACTCTATCTGATGGTACTATGACTACTATGACAAAAGATTGGAAAATAGTTCAGATGCTACTATCTCAGATTTTAGATGTAGATACTAAACAATTAGAGACAAGTACCTATAACTTTCCCTCTGGCATGTCTGCATATGTACCATTTGGTGCTGTAAATCAAGGCTTGTCTGCTCAAGGTTCTATTGGTTATAACAATATAACAATACCTGGAACTATGCCTAGTCCAGCAGTAGAACAGGTGACTCAAGCAACAATTGATGCTTTAGCGGCACAGCAAACTCAAGTATCAGTAGAACCTACTATAAAAGAATCATTAGATAGATATGATAGAATGAATAACGCACAGAACTATTCAGATAGGTATGATACTATGAATAGTGGAACCAAATCCCCTACAGGAATACAAAATTTATTAGAAACTCTTAATAATACTTTTATGAATATATTTGGTACAAAAATAGGGTCACTAAATACTCAATTACCTGTAACGACAGACAATGCTAAATCTGTAAATACTAAACTATCATTAAATCTTAGAACAGATACAGAGGTTCATTTAGACACTGCGGTTATAGCCAGAGCAGTTAGTAAGTATCAGGCGGATAAGTTGGTTAGTATGAATAATTCTGGAAGTACTAGCGTTAGACTAAACGCAATATAGAGGATACATGGGATATACATATAATGGTATCAGAACAATTGTACAATCTTGGGAAGGAAGTGGCTCTGAGGTTATTGCTAGATTACAGCCTATTAGTGGTGGTATTCATATACAACACTTTGGTTATGACGATGAGATTATTAAAATAGCCGCTTTTATAGTTGGGGAAACTGATTTAGCGGCTATTAAGACAATGTTTAAAGGTAGTGGCACATCTTATACCTTAGCTTTAGATGGCACATCAATTGGAGATTTTTTTCCTCATACTTATGACTACACACGAGTTCAATGTGTGTCTCAGACAATGAGACCAGATTTAGCATGCGCTTCTCCAGTTTATAGAATAGAAATGGAACTATATCCCGATGCCTAATAATATTCCTTATTGTACCTGCACAGATACTACAAATATAATTAATTGTACAATTAATGAAAACCACTCTGCTACATCCGCTACTGCCACAGTAATTGCAGAAAGCTCTTCTTTAGCTATTGGAAATTATATTACTATTAGTATGGGATATACTGATGGTATTGGCGGAGTTATATTTAGGGGATATGTAAAACAAATAGAAAGACAGACCCCGGACAGTACAATAACTATAACTGCTAATGATATATTAGTAAGAGCAGTTGAATATTTTATAGCACCAACTAATCCAAATTATCCTTTAACTTATCACAATATACAAGCTGAAACCTTAGTAGCCACCTTACTACCTATGGCAGGATTGTCTCTAACTTCTTATAGTAGTACCTATTTTACTCTTGCTGCAGCTGGTTCTCTGGAAGTAAACCTTACCTCTGTATATGATTATTGTAAAGGTATTGCAGATTTAATCACATGGAGTCTTTGGGCAGATAGAAATGGAAATATTTATTTTAAGAATCGTAAACCATATCCAATGACAGGTGCTAGCGGTCAGCCTGGGGATACTGCGGATTCTGTAATAGATTATACTCCTAACCAAGTAGATACAATAAGTATAGATTATACTGTTACAGATAAAGACTTAAGAAATAAGATCATCGTTTATGGTTCTAATACACAGGCAGAGGCCAGCGCCTCTTCTCCCTATTTGCCCAGCGGTTTTTATAGAACGGCTGTTATTGGTGCACAGTTGATGATAGAGAGTTATAATGGATGCTTAAATGCAGCAAATTATAATCTAAGTCTATACAATAGACTAACTAAATCTTTATCATTATCAGTACTAGGAGATTATAGATTAGAGGCTAGAAAGTGCATTTCATTATCTGGTAGTAATTTTATAAGTGCAAGTTATATTCCTACTGGAACATGGTATATTTATTCATGTGAACACAGTTTTTCTACAGCAGGATTTTTAACTTCATTAGATTTGAGGCAGGATTGACATTACAAGTATTATTTAATGGTTCAGATGTAACTACATATGTTACTAGTTATGAAAGAGAACACAGTATATGTTCCGGTATAGGAACATGCTCTATTATATTATCTAAAGAGTTTGTTACTTTGTACTCTCCAGAACCATATGATATCATAGTAGTCAATGAGGATGGAATAAAAAAAGGCACTTACTATGTTTCTAGTACTTCCATTTCTCATACATCTGGTACAATAACAATAGACAGTCAAGACGAAACCAAGAAGTTATCTGATTATTTTGTTTCTGTTAATTATCTAATAGACTATGAATCTTACAGTAGATTCTGGATAGAAAAGTTTTTAACTGAGGCTGGAACATCTTATGTAATTGATACAGATGAATATAGCAGCCCCATATCAAATAATACTTATTTAGGTATGGCCTCTGCTTATGATTTACTAGTCCCTCTTGTACAGCAAAATGGCTGGCATTTCTATGCAGATGCTAATAATATAATTCATATAGGTAAATTGGACATAGATTTAGAAACACATGATCTGAGTCTCCCTGATGAATCCTCTATACTGTCTATAAAAACTACACAAAACGATAATATATTAAGAAATAGAGTTGTGGTTTATGGGGCAACCAATACTGCTGACTACACATGGGTATATGCAGAAGCGAAAACATACACTCAGTACAACTATAGCCAACATGATCTAAGAACAGCAGTATTATCTAATGGAAGTATAGATTCAACAGTCTCTGCTCAAACCTTAGCTAATAGAATACTTAAAGAAACAAAAAATATTTCTTATACCAAGGATATAGAATTAGCAGGATTTTATACAGTAAAAATTGGTGAAACTGCTTATGTAAACACTAGATTATATTCTGGTTGGGGTTTAGTTACTAATATCTCTGTTAGAGACTCTACCAGCGGATGGATTACTACAGTAACTTTAGACCAAAGATGCCCAAGACTGTACTCATATTTTGGATATGGTTCTAATAAATATGTTTATATTGGCACTAACGGCAGTGGTGTATGGAGAAAGTTGCTAGGGCAGGACGGTTGGCACAATTATTCTACTGGCATTACTGATTTGAATATAACTGATCTTGCTATAAACCGTTCTGTTTTTTCTTGTGTTACTTCTGGTGGCTCTCTAATGTATAGAAAATCAATAGATGCTTCTTGGAGAAAGTATCACCCCACTAATTTAGTTGCAACTATGTCTGGTTTATCAAGCAATATAACTAATCCAATAGTTCCTTCTGGTACTACTGTAGAAGGTGTTATGCTATCTGGTTTAGCATATAATGAATCTGATGTAGTCTGTATGGGTTGTGATATAAATAAAGTAACCGCAAATATATATGGTGTTTATACATTAAGTGGTATGTCTCAAGCTAGTGGTATATTTCTACCAACAGGTAATAATGATTACAATGTTACTATTCCTATTAATGGAGAAATACCAACTGATGATTGGGTTCCTTATAGTGGTATGTACTGGCACAGTTGGTTGTCCTCATTCACTGGTTATGGCTATGGAGAGACTAGCGAGATTATTGTAAATGGTTCTAATAATGTATTTGCTTATGATGTGGCTTGTAATGATACGGATGTTTATATTGCTTGCTTAGTAAATCAAAGAGCAATTATTGAAGGGTCTCTAATCTTTCCATTGGTAGACGAAGTTAATACTATAGAATATGCTGTTAAAGAGACAAGAATAGTACCTGTTCCTAGGACACTAGAGTACACGCGAGGAGTTACAACTGAATCTTTAGGAAACTTTGATCTCGCTATTAATGTATACAATGATAGTTACACGTTTAATCCATCAATAATAGAACACACTTATAATTTTACTATAGATAATCTTGGTGGTGCTCCCTACGATAATAGCGGAACTTACCACTCTGACGGCGCTAATATAGGCAGTATAATCGCGTATGATAATACTGGCAGACTTTTGATAAGAATAAGATTGACCCCATCTATCAGTTGGAGTACTGGTGGAGACACTTACGTATTATTTCCAGAAGTCTTTCTTACTGTATTAGATAATGCAATAGAGTCATATATGTATGGAAAAATACTATTGTGGAAATATACTGGTGGTGGCATAGACCATACTGTCGAATATGACTATACAAATCCAAACAGAGAGACCATTATGGAGTACAATACTGGCCCATATCTTATTGGGAATAGCATTAATACTGGAAAAATAATAGTACCACAAAATGACAATACTCTTAGCATATACGAGAATTTAGTTGATTGTAGTGTAACCTCGGTTCGTTCTTTAACACTATATTTGCCGGGCAGTAACGACCCATTTACATTTGGATATTTAAGACTTTTACATGAAATAGACCCAATAGACGGAAGTTGTTATGCTTTTGTTAGTAGTAGTACACACACACCGGGGTTAGCATATCCATACAGTTATGAACTAATTGCTTTTAATTTAAACACTGGAATAATAGCAAGGATATATTCATATGGTATGGACAAACTTAATGAATTAATAAGAATCATTGCAAATTATTCATATGATTTACATCTATATAAGAATAATATCTATAGTGATCTAAGTTCTGTTCCTACTAATGCATACTATAATAAGATGTTAGAGCTTGGTTGTCAAGGTTTAATTAATGGTGTAGCCAAAAAGATAGATGATACTAATTACACTCTATTATGTGAGACTCCACAAATAACCCACCTAGAATTGTCACAGCAAACTCCTTTATTAGCCTTTGGTGGTAATAGTGTGTCTAACTATGGTTTTCTAACTATATTACCTTTAGACGATACCACAGATTTGCCTATAGCATCTGGTACTGGTGGTGAGTTTACGATGATACCCTATTCCAATGATTTTAGAATACCACTTAGTTATGGAGACGCTGAGGTAATAAGTAGTGGTTATGTTAGAGATGCCAGAGCATTCTATTATAATGATAATCTATTTATAGGTTTTACTAGAGATATATTAAGTAGTGGGGTTATGCTTAGTGGAGTACTAACTAGTGGTCTATCTAGTGTATACTTATTAAATATGGCAAGTGGTGTAATTAATACCTATGCACTTACACTCAACTATGATAATCTAAGTATACCTTCAAGTGGTATACCTACTTATTTTGAAACAAGCAACTTAGATGATATTCCCTATTTATTTATAGGAATTAGTGGAGCACCGGGAGATTTTTATGAAAGGTCTGGAAGTAATTACAATGCAACTATATCTGGATATATAGAGTATGTAAAAGATATCCCATTAAGTAGTATTACTTGTATAAGACTTGATGATCTACTTTAGTTAAGGAGTAATATGTATTCTTTAGAAAGTACAATTTATCAGATGTTTGATAATTTTAAGAATAATCAAAATAGTAAACCATTATATCTAGGGGGAGTAAGTGCATCAGGTGGTGGTTTTGGTGGGCCTCCAGGAGGCTTTGTAGGGTATCTTCCTCAGTCTAGGGTAGCATATGATATGTCAGAACTTGCTACTGATTATACTCCTTTAAGTGGTTACACTTTAGTGGATAATCTTAACCATATTAGAAATAGAATAACGACCCTAGAGACTAGTATTCCTACATCGGGTGGCGGTTCTGGGTCTAGTATTGATGTAATGTATTCTGGCATACTTGTAGCATCTGGTATTTCTGAATTGGACTTTGGCGGTAATTGTATAGTAAATGAAACCGAATCTGGTGCTAAAGTTACTATAACAAATGGTAAACTATTGACTTACATAAGTGAACCTTGGGAGGCCAATGCAGCAGACACCTTCATAATCAATCCCAAAGAGGACTCACCACTACTATATATGCTTAATGCAGATTCAAATCAAAATTCGTGGCCCGAACTATCAATTGGTGTACACTCTACTTATGGTACATATCGAACATTATATAAAGATGTTTATTCTGGATTTCCGATTGATGCTGTTATTAAAAATATTACAATGTACTTTACACAAGTAGGTGCAAGTGTTATATCTGGAATAGCATATATTTACAGAATGAAAACTTCTTGGATCGAAGCAGAAGCAACTTGGAATTCTGCATCAACCGGTGTGTCATGGTCAGAACCGGGTGCATTTGGAGTAACTGACTGTGAACAAGAACCTATAGGTAGTATTTCATTCTACTATAATACTGAATCAGATCATATTTACTCAGCAGAATTAAATGCAGAAAAAGTTATAGAAATGATAAATGGTACTTTTACAAATAATGGTTTTTTAATAAAAACGGATGAATTGGTTTCTGACTGTTATTTGTATGTTCATGCATCAAATGAAGATAGTGGTGGAGCGTAGATATGACAAGACCAAAGACAGTAATTACATACAGTATACCTTGTACATTTGTAGAAGAGGCTCCTATAGATGCTGTAAAATATGTTAGAAAAAATGGTAACTGGATAGATATAAATGATAACAATATTGTATATACTGGACAGTTTTACAGTGCTGGCGAGTATCAAGTAACATTTTTAGATTCGGTTCGGCACGCTGTCCCACAATACCCGCTGGCAGAAGATTCTTACTTACCAATAAGATATAATGAAAGATTTAAAACACTACTTTATGATCCATTTACAAACATACCGATAAGTGGAATAACAATAAGTAACTGTGTACTAACTATGCACTCACGTTTTATGTCTATTCAAGAGACAACGGTAACAGGTTATGTACATAGAATAAGAACCCCTTGGGATTTATCTACAGTTTGTTGGGATTATGCTTATGGAAGTACACCTTGGGAGACTGCCGGGGCATCTGGAACCTCAGATTGTGAAATAGAGTCTGTGGGAAGTTTTGTTATGAATATAGGTGATTCATACGATACTGAGTATTTAGTAAATATAGACGCAAGTAAAGTGCAAGAAATGGTTGATGGCACAATAGATAACTGGGGATTTTTATTGGAAGCCGCAGGGAATGGAACTGTGGTTTCAGTGAGACCAACCATTACAGTGACTTATACAATAAATCCTATAGGAGCAAGTGGCTCATTTGTATCACAAGATTCAAAAACAGTGACCGTAGTTTCTGGCATTATAGTTTCAATAGTATAAAAGGAGAACACATGATTGTAGATATTTCTTATGCAAACGGAAAATTTAGCTGGAGTAAAGCAAGTGATCAGAATATAAGTGTGGCAATAGTAAAAGCATATCAGTATAATAGTGTTGATGCACAATTTATTACTAATATCACTAGCTCTAAAACATTTACTAATATACAGAAAGGTGCTTATGCTTATTTAGATTATACATTATTACATTATGGTGATAAAACTTCTTTTAAGAGTGATGCCATTGCTTTTGGTGTATATCAGGCTAATAAGTTCTTTAACATAGTATTACCATATATTAAAGATGGTACTCTTAAGATAACCGTAAAGGATGCTTCTGGAAATATAAAAGATGCTACTTTATGGCTGGACATAGAAAACCACTATGGACTTGGTGGCTGGGAATCAATTGATAGTAATATGGATAGAGCACTAAAGATTGCTTTGGCCTTTAAGACAGAACTAGAAAGACTTCTTAAATTGGCAGGTTATGCCTGGAAATGCAATATCTATACTAATATGGGTATAGCACAGTTTTGCAAGAATTTTACTTCCAGTCTCCTTTGGCTAGCTTGGTATACTGACGACCATACACCAGACTCTATATTATTGAAGTATGATAAAGATGGTAAGAGTTATGAATACTATCCAACAGGTGCTTGGTATACTGCTAAACAGGTGTGGTTATTTCATCAGTACCTATCTGTGGGTGATGGTATATTATTTGGAAATGAGAGAGGAAACCCTAATATAGACCATAATAATATGAACTCAAAATATACTTTAGTATTGGCTACTACAGAAGAACCAACTGTACCTGTAGTGGAATTAACAGACACAGAAAAACTTAAAATTCTATGGGAGTCACACTATCCAAACGGGTATGTGAAATAGCATTTAATATGAGTGATACTATGCTGGCCTATTTATTAGGTGTAATATTTTGTTTCGTTACTATAATATTAATGGCAATTAAAGCAGTTAGAAAACACGACTTAAGCATCGTAGCTGGAATAATAGCACGTCTAGCTTTTATATACACAGGTATAATAGCACTGACTACTAATTTAACAGGTGCACAAGAATTATTATTTGCTAGGGTAGCTGTGGCTACAATATTCTTCTCTGATATAGTTATGCATTCTATCTTTTTAATATCGACTAAATATAGAGAAACATTGGAATACAAACGGTTAGAAAAAACATTAAATGATCTACAATTTAAATACAAGTTGACTTTGGACACAGCACCAATTGGTTTTTATGTAATAAATGAGAAAGGAATGATTGAATATGTAAACAGTAGTGTTTTATCTTTGCTTGGTTATAGTAAGAATGAAGTAATTAATACTAGTGTATTTACTTTTATAGCAGAATCAGACAGAGATTTAACTTCTGCAAATATGAAGTTAAAATTTTATGGGGATAAATCAATACAAAGTTATACAGTCAACTTAATTAAAAAAGACGGTTCATTAGTAGAAGTAAAGGTATTTTCAAACTTAACAATTAATGGACATCCTACTATAACTGGTTGCATACTAACTAAAGAGCAATGTGGAGAGTAAACATGGACACTTCTCTTATAGTAGCTTTGTCCTCTGTTGGTGTTACACTAGTTCTTGGTTTACTGCAATTAATCAATTATAGAACAGCAGCAAAAAAAGCAGATGTAGAGGGATATACTTCATTAATTAATGCCACAGTAACTAAAACTAAAGCAGAGTTTGATATAATGACAGATGTAGTTTCTCAACTAAGGTTAAGAATAACAGATTTGCAGCAAGAAATAGTAGAACTAAAAGAAGACAACAAAAACAAAGATGCTATCATTTCTGATTTACAAAATAGACTACTAACTTGTGAAAGCAACCTAAAACTTAAGGGAGCTAAAAATGGCTAAATGTGGCGGTAGTAAAAAGAAAAAGAAGTAACATATTTTATCTTATAGGAGAATACAATGCCTTATAATATAAGTCCTGAAAGTGGTGGGGATAACAAGGAGAATGATGCTTGGATGGAAAAATGTGTAATGAGAGTTATGAAAACAGGGAAAGATAAGGGAAGTTCAGTTGCTATTTGTAAAGCAGTTCTAGCTAAATCAAAAGGAAATACTAAGACAGCGTCTTTGTTAGAAGATAATTTACTTAATTTGTTAAATGAGGAGAAATAATATGGCTACTGGTATAGATGTAGATCATTTGGGACTTGGCCCAGGTACTGAACATATTGGTTCGGTAGGAATAGATAGTGCAACTTCTCTAACTGTGGACGGAGTTGTTGTAGTTAGTGGCACTTTTATAACACCTGATGCTAACCTTACCCAACTGGTTACAGTTACTACTTCTGGAGTTCCTGTACAAGGGCCAAATGTAGATTCTACCAAAGAGGGATGGGTATTAAAAGCTAACCCAACCAATTCTGGTAATGTTTGGTATATGTATCACGGACAAACAAAAACACTAAAGGGCTTTCCCCTTTCTGTAGGCGAAGCTATGTATGTACCTATTAAAAATCTAAGTTCATTAGATTTCGATTCTGATTATAGTAGCGGAAAAATTCATGCTACAATGCAGTAATTCTATGTTAAATACAATACTACTTAAGAGTATGAAATTAGAATTTTATGAGGCGATATGAGCACATACAAAAGACTTGATAGGATCGGGGCGATGGGGGGAAAGAAGGTTGACGTCCAAGACACCCCATTTACGATGACCGTTACCACAACTGGAGCGGCAACACTTACTTTCCAGGGCATGACCGTAGCCGCCGGTAAATCCGTTGTGGTTGACTGGGGTGACGGTAATAAAGATACTTATACGGCGGGAGCGGGAACTCGTACTCATGCGTATGCAGGCGCGGGAGTGTGGATTGTCAAGCTGGCAAATAGGCGGAATATCACGCTATTAGATTTGGAAGATACCAAAATAACCTCTCTGATTATTAATTCCACAAATCCATTACCAACTGGGCTGACATCCCTGTACCTCATCAGTCTGGCAGGGCTGACCTACAACGCCAACACAAATCCATTACCAACTGGGCTGACATCC